CTCTTCCTATTCTGTATCCCCCCCAAGTGGGGTAAGGGTTTCCCCGATTGGCCTTGAAAGAACTAAAGGTTTGCCAAGATTGGTTACGAACACGCAGGGTGGTGACCGTGCTCTTTTGCCTATCTTTGAGGAGATTGCAAACCGTGTGCTCGGTGTGACTTTGATGCCTTGGCAGTCTCAGGTCTTGGGCGATCAACTGTGCAAGGACGAGAACGGACGCTTGATGTTCCGGCAGTCGGTGGTGTCGGTGGCGCGTCAGAACGGTAAGTCGTTTGCGTTGCGTGTGCTTCTTCTGGGTTGGCTTCTTCACATGCCGATTGAACGTGGCGAACCTCAGACGGTGCTTACAACTGCTCATCGTTTGGACTTGGCGAGTGAGTTGTTCAACAGTCTTGCTCCGATTCTTGAGGCTCAGTTTGATGCGAAGGTGATCTACTCGTATGGTCGCCAGTCGGTGACGATGAAGGATGGCACTCGCTGGTTGGTGAGAGCTGCAACGCCATCGGCTGGTCACGGCCTCAGTGTGGACTTACTAATTGTCGATGAGCTATATGGTTGTTCTGCAGAATCCATCGAGGACGGCATGGTTCCGACCCAGCGCGCACGGCGTGATCCGTTGATGTCGTGTTGGTCAACTGCTGGCACTGAGGAGTCAGTTGTGTTCAAGAGGATGCGTGAGCGAGGCATTGCAGAGATTGACATGGGCATCAGGTCTCGTTTGTATTACGCCGAGTTCAGCCCCCCGGCACATCTCAACCCTGAGTCTCCAGAAGCGTGGCCCTACAGCAACCCTGCCCTCGGTACGACGCTAGAGATGGAAACCATCGAGGAAGAATCACGGCAACCGAACAAGGCTGCCTTTCTTCGCTCGGCTGTAAACATTTGGGTCACTTCGCATCGCAGCTGGCTCGATCAGGGTCTGGTCGCTTCACTCAATGACGCTGGCGAGTTACCGTCCGAGGGTGGCTGGCTTGCTGTTGAATCCTCCACCGATGACATGCGCTTTGTGGGTGTCAGGGCTGTCGAGGTTGGCGACAAAGTGCTCGTGACTGTGGAGTTCATTGTGGACAACTTGCGTGACTTGTGGACATCAGTTGAGAAAGCCAAAGCAGATCACAAAGGTTTACAAGTTGCCTGTGGTGCAACGCTCGACGTGCATCTCTCTCCAGCGATGAAAGGGTCAGCAATTCTTGTTGGCGTTCGAGAGCTGCAAAAGTGGACGACAGTTGTCAGGTCTATGACGATGGCTGGACAAGTTCGCCACACAGGAGAAGAGCTACTGGTCGAACAACTCAACAGGGCAGTCCTCGTCAAGCATCAGGGTCACATGTCTCTCAGCTCGGCTAGATCACCGGGGCCGATTGAGTTGACACGCGCATACGTGTGGGCTGTGGCTATGGCTGGCAAACCCAAAGCACAAACCAAAGTCGCTTACGCCTTTTCCTCATAGTTTCTTTATCTTTGCATAATCGTTGCAAATGCAACAAGCGTGTGTCACAATCACAGTGATGGGATTTTTCACTCGCACCAATCCACCTGCCTTCGCTGCAGAGCCAATCAAGGCTGCAGCTGGCGTTGCTGGCGTTGCTGGCTACGGTGTAAACAGTTACATTTCTTGGAGTGGCTCGTTTCGTCGTGAGCAAGCAATTCAAATTCCAACAATCTCTCGCGCACGTGACCTGATTGTGTCGCTCATCTCTGGCCTTCCTTTCAACCAGTATTCGCTCATGTGGGATGAATCAGCCGGTGAATACGAAGAGATGATGATTCCTTCTGAGACTTGGATGACTCGACCTGATCCAAAAGTGTCGCGCCAGTTCTGCCTTGCTTGGACAGTAGATGACCTCCTATTTTTTGGGCGCGCCCACTGGGTAGTCACCTCACGCTCGTCAACAACTGGTTTCCCTCTTTCCTTCCAGTGGATACCTGCAGCCAACGTGGAACTTCCAAACATGCCCGGCCCACAGTATTGGTCAATGCCAACAGAGATTGAGTTCAACGGCATCCCACTCGACCCAAAAGATGTCATCACTTTCTTGTCTCCTATCCAGTCGTGGCTCACCATGGGTGCTCGCGCCATTGAAATTTCTAACCGTCTTGACAATGCAGCAATGCGTTTTGCAAGCAACGAAATTACAGCTGGCTATCTCCAGCAGACCAACGGCTCTGAGCCGATGGACGGTGAAGCTCTTTCTGATCTGTGTGCAGCGTGGTCGCAGGCTCGCCAACGCAACGCCATTGGTGCTCTCAACTCAAGTGTCGAGTGGAAAGAGTTCAACAGCGATCCGTCAAAGCTGCAACTTGTCGAGGCTCGCAAGCATCAGATGACTGAACTTGCAAACCTTTGCAACGTGCCACAAGTTCTTGTTGGTGCTGATGCCGGTACAGGCATGACATACAACAACGTGCAGGAATCGCAACGCGCTCTCTACATGTCAGCAAAGCAATACATCGAGTGCATTAGTCAGACTCTCTCTATGGACAATGTCTTGCCACGTGGACGATTCTGCAAACTGGACATCTCTGATTACATCGACCACGACGAAGAAGTCATAGACACTCCAGACCCAATCGCAAATGTGAGGACACAATGAAACTTGACCTATCATCCCCAATTTTCTCAATTATTTCTGCAGGGCCAGACGGCACACCCCGACGCACCATTGAAGGTGTAGCAGTGGAATGGAACACAATTGCAACTGTTTCTTCAGGACAGCAAGTCAAGTTCCTTCCCGGCTCCCTTCCAACTGATGGCCCTGCACCCAAGTTCATGCTTGACCACTCAGCCGACAAGCCTCTTGGCATGGTCGTTGAGCGCGTCGATACTGGCGAGGCAATGTTGTTCTCTGCTCGTGTCGGCCCCGGTCAAGTCCGTGATGAAGTGCTCGCCATGGCTGGCCCCGGCGAGTATTACGATTCCGTATCAGTCGGAGTCGAACCAGTCGATTACACATTCGATGAGAATGTCATGATCGTAAAATCAGGCCGTTGGATGGAGCTATCACTGCTCCCATTCGGCGCGTTTGCATCAGCGAAGGTGGCTCAAGTAGCAGCTGCCGAACCTGAACCAGAAACCCCCACACCTACAGATTCCGAGGAGGAACAAGTGGAAACACCAGAAACCCCAACAGCAGTCGAGGCTGCCGTTCCAACAAACATTGTCTTTGCAAGCCCACGCAAGCAAGTCGAACTGCCAACAGCAGTTGAATACATCGCAGCAGCAGTTGCAGGTGGCGATCAGTGGCGAGCAATGTCAGAGGCACTTCGTGCAGCTGCACCAGACATCGTCACAACCGACACACCCGGACTTCTTCCGACACCAATCCTTGCCCCTGTTTACAACAACTTTATTGGTCGTCGTCCAGTCGTTGATGCAATCGGTGTTCGCGCACTTCCACAAGGTGGCAAAGTGTTCATCCGTCCAGAAGTAACCACGCACACCACAATCGGTGCTTCTATTGCTGAACAGTCACCATCGCAAGGCACTCTCGTTGTTTTCAACAACCAAGTCACCAAGCAAATTTTTGGTGGATATGTGAATATCAGCGAAGCCGATATCGACTGGAGTGATCCTGCAATCTTGTCCGTCGTTCTTGACGACATGGGCCGTATCTACGCCAACGCAACAGACAACTACGCAGCCGACCAAATGGTCGCAGGCGCAACGGTGACGTCAAACTTTGCAGGCGCTTCGTATGCTGACCCGTCCTACTGGGCAGGTTGGATTGCACAAGCAGCAGCAACAATCTTGACAGGTTCAAATGGCAACTTGCCAACGCACTTGTTCCTCGCACCATCAATTTGGCAGGGACTTTTGAGCCTTAGCGACACTGCAGATCGTCCGTTGTTCCCACAGGTTGGGCCGATGAACGCATTTGGTAATCTCACACCGGGACAAACAAACGGAACTGCCTTTGGTTTGTCTGTTGTAGTTGATCGCAACTTTGCAAACGACCAATTCCTTGTGGCTGATGCATCTGGTTACGAACTGTTCGAGCAACAAAAGGGCGCAATCAGCATTGACTCACCATCTACGCTCTCACGCACACTGGCGTTCCGTGGGTATTTTGCAGCATTGATGATTGATTCAAGCAAGTTTGTCAAGGGCGTTCTCGTCTAATCCGACGAACTAGAAGGACTGCAGAACAATGGCTACATACAATCTTGCGTTTCACACACGCCTAGACGGTGTCGTTGTTTTGCAAACCTTTGTCGATACTGACATTCAGATTCAAGACTCAGTCACGATTGCTGGAGCTGGTCACGACCTAAACGGTACGCATACGGTCATCTCAAACACACCGTATGAGTACCTCGGTCAAGACGAAGAAGGCGATTTACTGTTTGATTACAGCGTCATCCGAGAGAACCAGTTTCTCTTTCTTGATGCTGGCGCAGACCTTGAGAGGTCGGTGGCTACCGGGACAGTAGCTACCACCTCGACTGCCTGCACATGGATCACATCTGCAGACGTTCTTTCGTGGCTTGGCATCGCAACAGCGACAGCCAACGACACAGCCTTCGTTACTGTTTGCACGGAAGCAGCTAACGCGCTCGCGTTCAGGCGCAGAAGGAGCGCCGGATACACTGACGCTTTCTCGCCTGCACCGAGTGCCGATGTGAAACTCGGAACAACAATGATGGCTGGAAACCTTTACCGTCAGCGTGGAGCTGCAGGTGGAGAATCGTTCATGTCGTATGAGTCAATGCAGGCTGGAGGCTCACCGTTAGCGATGGGCGACATCCTGCGTTTGTGGGGCGTGAACCGTCCACAGGTTGCGTAGTGGGTCAAACAAATGACGCTCGCATCAGGCTGGAAACAGCACTGACCACAGCTGGCGTTGTTGTCGTTTCCGACTCTCGCAATGCACGACCTCTGTCAGCAATTATCGACCCTCCGACAATCACAAGATCGTCAACCAATCAAACTGTTCTGTCTTTCCCTGTCAACGTCATGATGCCACCACCCGGAAACCTTGACGCGCTTATTGCGCTTCTCGATCTGATGGACACCGTGATGCTTGCAACTGGAGCGACAGACGCATCGCCTACTGTTTACACAGTCGGCAATCAAGAATTACCTGCCTACACGGTGACCGTGCCGTGGGTGGCTTACCCATAAAGGAACACATGGCAACATACAAAGTCATCGCAGACAATGTCTCAGGCAAGAAGCCCGGCGACACAATCACAGACGAGGAACTCATCGGATGCTCCGTTGAGGCTCTCATTCTCGGTGGTCACATCGAGGCAAACAAAACATCCAAACCAACCAAGGAAGCAGAGGCCGAGTAATGGCTATTTATGTAAACAAAGACATCCAAGTGAAAGTCAACACTGTTGACCTCACGACCTATGTCACGAGCGTGGAAGTCGTAAACGCTGTGGACTCAGTTGAAATCACAGCCATGTCTGCGTCTTCAACTAACGGTCACACCTTTACCGGTGGCTTGCAGAACAACACAGTCACAATCAACTTCAACCAAGACTTTGCAGCCACCAAGGTGCATGCAACTCTCAAGGGTCTTGTTGGCGTTCCCACCACAGTTGTTGTTCGTCCTACCTCTGCAGCTGCTGCAGCTGGCACGAACCCAGACTTTACTGTGACCTCGGCTCTAATGTCTGAGTACCGACCAGTCATGGGCGCTGTGGGCGACCTAGCCACCGTTGGCGCGATCACCTTCTCAGGTGGACTGTACACAGAGACTGCATAATGTTTGAGCTTTTCATCGCCACCGTGCTGGTTGATGGAAGCGAACATGAAGTCGCTCTGTCAGTAGCAAGTCTCCTTGAGTTTGAAAGATTGCACACCGTGTCAATCATCAAAGCCATTGACGACAACCTCTCTATGGAATACCTCGTCACACTTTCCTACCTCGCTATGAAGCAGGAAGGCCACGTGTCCAACATTGAGAAATACAAAACAGAAGTCAAGGGTGTCTCCTACAGGGTGGAGCGCATCCCTTTTGGCGAGACGGTGTCCACGGAATCATTGCCGGACTAATCCTTCAGGGGATTCCATGGCAAGACCTCCGAGAGATGCCGGTCACGCTCATCTCAACCCTTAGCCAAGCAATCCAAGACAGGCAGAAGTAAACATGGCGCAAGCAAAAGTCATCAACCCAAACCGAGACCTAGCTGCAGCCATCAAAGCCATCAAAAAGGTTGAGCCTGATCTGATTCGCCAGATGCAGAAGGACATGCGTCGCGCAGCTGCGCCAACCATCAAGAGCATCAAGGACTATGCCTTGTGGCTTGACCCTGACCTCACGCCTTTCAACAATAGTGGCGACTCAAACATCTTGAAGGGCGAACTTATCAAGGGTCGTGGTGGTGCTACACGTTGGCGCAAGGAAGCAATCTTGCGTGGCATCCGAGTCAAGTTTGGTGGTGGCACACGCAAGTCACGCATGGGTCGCAAACAGTACGCCATCATGAGCATCTATCAAGCGAACCCTGCAGGAGCTATCTACGACAACGCAGGCTCAGGCCCATCGGACTCAGCGTTTGTTGAGAACCTTGACAACCAAGACAAGGCACACAAAGACGGTGAGCGCAAAGGTAAAAAGGGTGCATCTCGTTACATGTGGCCCGGTGCAGAATCAGCGATGCCAATGCTCAGAGAACAAGCACACATGATCCTCAACAATGTGGTGCAAGAGTTCAACCGTAGGAAGGCTTTCTAATGGCAAACATTGTTTTACCTTTCGTCACCACGTACGACGACAAAGGCGCAAAGAAAGCAGACCTATCTCTCAAGGGTCTGATGAAAACACAGCTCGGTATGGGCGTGTCTGCAGCTGCCGTGGCGCAACAGATCGGAAAGGCTGTCAAGGCTTTTGCTGAGGACGAGGCACAACAGAAACAACTTGCTCTTGCAGTGCAGAACTCGACAGGCGCATCTAATGCTCAGGTGCAAGCCATCGAGGACACCATCTCGTCGATGCAGTTTCAGAAGGCAGTCTCGGACGGTGAGCTTCGCCCAGCCTTATCGACTTTGGTGAGGGCCACTGGCGATGTCACCAAAGCACAGTCTCTTCTCAACCTTGCTCTCGACATCTCTGCCGGTACAGGCAAAGACTTGCAAGCAGTTTCAATTGCACTTGCCAAGGCTCAGGGTGGCAACGTCACGGCCCTTACACGGCTTGGTGTGTCGCTTGATGCAAACGCTGTCAAGACAAAAGACTTTGACGCAATCACGCGCGAATTGGGCTACACCTTCCAAGGTGCAGCTGATGCTGCAGCAAACTCAGCTGAGGGTGGATTCAAGAAACTACAAATTGCAGTCGATGAACTCTATGAAACTGTCGGAGGCAAACTTGCCCCGGTCTTAGGTGACTACGCCACTGCAGCCTCCAAGATTGCTGAAGCCACAATCGGTGCTGAAGGCAAAACCAAAGGTTGGTCAAACAGGGTTTTTGAACTGGTCACTCGCATCTTGCCAGCCACTCAGCAGATTGGATTCTTGAACGCTGCAGTCAAGGGTTACGCCGACACAGCCGGTGGAGCAGTCACCGAGACTCGCAACCTGTCGCGCCAGTTCCGTGCCTTTGAAGGTCAGATGATGTCTGCCTATGTCAACGGCCTGAAACCAACCAAAGCAGAACTGCAAGCAATTACACGCGCTCAAAACGACGCTGAAAAAAAGGCCAAGGATTATGCCAAAACTCTGCGAGAAAGAGTTACAACCTCGCTGGACAAAGCTCGTCAAGCAGCTGCAGATGCAAAAGACGAGTTTGATTCCTTTGCAAAATCACAAGCAGATTCAATCACAGGTTTCGTTTCATTGGCTGACGCTTACAAGACACAGACCGACGCTGACAGAGAGTCCTCAGATGCTCTTAGAGAACGCACACAGGCGTATCAAGAACTCAGCAAGATTGACCCGACCACAGATGCTGATAATTACGCAGACGCGCTTGAGCGTGTCGCCACAGCCGAAGAGAATGTTCGGGTTGCAGCCGACAAACGCAAAAACGCAAGCGTTGAGCAGGTCTTCACGGATCAGATTGCTAACGCCAAAGAGTTTGCTCAGAACCTTCAATACTTAGTCCAGCATCACAATCTTGGTCAAGCTGCACTTTCACAGCTCATCAACCTTGGCGTTGATGCTGGCAACGAGGTCACACGAGCCATGATTATGGGTACTAGTGGCATTACAGCTGGCAGTCTCAACGAGTCTCTTGGCTCTATTACCTCGGCAGCAAATACGTTTGGCACTGCAGCTGCTAACCAGTTCCTCGGCACAAACCTGAACGCTGCAAACGCCAACGCTGGAGTTGTAAATCAAATTAGCATCAGCGTCAATGCCGGTCTTGTTTCAAACCCCGGTCAAGTTGGTCGTGACATCATTGAGGCCATCAAACAAGCCGAGCGTCTTTCTGGTCAAGTTTTTGTGAGTGTCAGCTAGCAATGTCTTTGCCTATCATCAAAGTTCAGATTGGCTTTCAAACAACAGCCAACTTCGGCACGCCGTTTCAGTTGAACGACGCTGTCTATGGACTATTGAACACAGGCACTCTAGGAGGCGTTGCGTTTGCTGATGTCACGCAGTATGTGCAGTCAGTCAACATCACTCGTGGACGGTCTCGACAGTTGCAAGAGTTCAACGCTGGCACAGCCACAATTGCCTTGTATAACAGGACACGCATCTTTGACCCTCTCAACACATCCTCGCCGTACTACAACACATCAGGCAACACCACCGGCATCGTGCCAAGACTGCCGATTGAAGTGTTTGCAAATGGCATTTCAATCTATTCAGGCATCATTACCGACTGGAACATTGACTACGACCTAGCAAATAATGACATGGCTTATGTTTCTTGTGCAGACAACTTCACCACCTTGTCGTCCATGACAATGAACGAACACACCACCACGGCAGAATTGTCTTCAACTCGCGTGAACACAGTCCTTGACTATGCAGAAGTGAACTACCAAGGAGCACGGTCTATCGCAACTGGATTATCAACCCTTGGAGGCACAGCTGCTAATGCAGGCTTTACAATCCCAGCCGAGACCAACCTTCTGAACTATCTGCAAACAATCACAACATCAGAGCAGGGTTATCTGTTTATGTCTGCCGATGGCACATTGACATTCAAAGGTCGATCAGCAGTCTTGAATCCAACCGTCGAAGCAGCCTTTGATGTTGATTCAGCCGGTATCCCTTTTCAAACTTTGCAAACACAGTTCGGTGATGAGTTGCTTTACAACTACATCGTCACGCAATCGCCAGCTGGAGTCGCACAGATTGCTCAAGACGCGACAAGCATTGCTCAATACCAATCGCAAACATACACCGACACAAACTTGCTCAACTCAACTACGACAGAAGTTGCTGCACTTGGCAACTACCTTCTAGGCCGATTCAAGAACCCAGTGCTGAGATTCACAGGCCTTACAACACAGCTCCTGCCTCTGTCTGACACAGAGCAAAATCAGTGTCTGAACCTTGACCTCACAGATGTTTGCACAGTCAAGAAATACTTCGTCACTGGCACACCAACGTCAGACACACAAACCTTGATTGTGACTGGAATCTCCCATAACATCACACCCGGATCACACATAGTTTCATACACGTTCGAATCAACCGATGGAAACGCTTA